ATCCAACCGATCTGAGCAGTGTCAGAACCGTTAATAGAATAGTTTTCTTTTAAAATGATAGGTGCATTAGTAAATGTAGCATATCCTGGATCTAAGCTGTCAGTAAAGTTTCCAGTACCTTTAGCAAATTCAGATCCATAAGCTATAGCAGTTAGTCTGTCTGCAGCAGCAATTGCTCCGTGAGCTTCATAAGCTTGAATTTGGAACATTTGTCCACCAGCAGTACCACCACCACCAACACCAACGTTAGTACAAACTCCTTTAATAACCGCACCAGTTCCACCAACTGCTGAAGTAGCAGTAGATTGAATTTGAACCATAATTGTTTGGCCAATTTTAAAGTTTACTTGTTGTGTTTGAGTAGCTGGGCTAACACCTAAACTTGAAGGTTGCGCAGTAGGCACCTCAAAGTTAAGTACTCCCCCTGAAGCAGCAGCTGCACCAATAGCAGCTTGACCACCACCTGCAACAGGCATTGCGCCTGCATTTCCTCTTGGGATTACGTTTGCATATCTAGTATGCAATCTTCCTTGCTCAGTCCAGATAATTTGATCTGAAGTAGAAGGCATCTCAGCAGATACCATACGAAGGAAAGAACCGATAGATCTGTTTCCATATCTTTCAACTTCTTTTTCGTATACATCTGGTAAAAATTGTTGTGTCCATTGATCAAAGTTCGCTGACGTGAAATCAATGTAATTTCCGGCGTACAAAGTTTTAGTTTGCGTTGGTTGCAACGCAGCAGGTACGCCTGATGTAAAAGCCATAGTTGTGTTTTGATTTTAAGTTATTATTTCCATTTAATTCGCAATTTATCCGAGGAATCTCCAGAAACAACTCTAATTCTATCACCACTATTAGTTGTAACAGTAGAAGACTCTTGTCTAGGATCCATGTTTATATTTTTAGCTTTCTTAGCAGACTCTTTAATAGCGTCGGCACGGCCTTGCTCATAAAAATGATTTGCTAATTTATCTGCATGTTGTGCAGCAAATATTGCTTTATGATAATCACGGACATTAGTGATAGTCCCATCTTCGTTAGTATAATGGTTTAAAAAATTTGAAATATCTGATTGAAATTCTTTAAGCTTGCCAGGATTGTCTACTTTAAATCTATATTTGTTTTCTCCTACCTTAAAATCAAAACCTTTGAATTCTTCGTTAAAAACAGTATTTGTTTGCTTTATAAAAGCTTCCTGTGCATTATTAGCTTGCTCTTGATATTGCTTAGAGGTATTATAAAATTCTAAAGCTTCTTTGTACTTAGGATCAATATTTTCCTGTTTTCTTAACTTAAGATCAGTATAATATTTTTCTTTTGATGTACGAAGTAACTCTTGAGCTTTAAATACTTCTTCTTTAAAAGCTAATTGCTTAGCTTTTATGTCAGACGGATCATCCGCCTCCTCATCATAAGCAAAGTTTTTATCCATTAAAAAATTGATATCTTCTTTATCTAAATGAGGTTTAGTATACTCGTAGTATTCTTGTAATAAACTTACGTTGTCCAACTTAGAGTAATCTCGATTAAGTTTTGCATAATCTTCAAGAGTTCCTCCAGTTTCTTCCATAAACTGTACAAGTTTTTCTACTCCTTCAGGAAGTTTTTGTTGTTTTTCTTCCTGTAATATTTTTTCTTCTTTAACAGGCTCTTCTTTTTTCTCCTGTTTAATTTGTTTTTTAGGCTCGTCTGTAATAAGTTCTAAAGGTGAATCTGTCGACTCTTGTGATGATTCTACCTTTTCTTTTTCAACGCTTTCAGAGTCTTGGGAGGTTTCCCGTACTTCTGATCCCACGCCTTGCAATCCCACTTCGGACTGTTCATCGCGTAACACGCTGCCCTTTGTTTCTGATTCTTGAATGGCATCTTTTTCTTCTTTTTTAGGTTCCTCTTTAACTTCTTTTACAGGCTCTGACTTAGCCTCTTTTTTGGGCACTGGTGGTTTATCTACATTAATTTTATAAACTCCATCTTTTTGTAACCCATATTCCGGATCGACTTTTCCTTCATCTACAGCTTTTTCTAATACAGCCGCTTCTTTTTGTTGAGGGGTAGTTAAATCAGGATTAATTTCTCCAACGTCTTTAACTTCAACTTTTGGAGCATCTTTTACTTCTTGTTCTTCCATAATTGTATATAATAAAATAATTGTTTAAATTTTTAGGAGGCATCAAAACGACCCATATCGAACCCTCCTAAGGTATCATTACCTTTTGATTCAAAATCTTTAACTGGGTTGTCAGTATTAGGGGCACCACTTAATTTACCACTTGTTTTAAGTTTGGTATCTTCACGGATTAATTCCCTTTGTAACATGGATTGATTGCTTCTTTCAGCAAGTTCCATTTGAGATTTTAACTCTAACTCTTTTAATTGAACATTTAAATTAAATTCATATTGCATTAATTCTTTTTTAGCACGTGTTTCTAACTCCATTTTTTTAATTTCCATTTCATTTTCTGCTGTTGATAACTGTACTTTAGATTCAGTTTTCATTTGTTCTGCTTGTGCTTTTGCTTCTTCAACTTGCATTTGCGCTTGACCTTGTGCCTCTGCTTGAGCAGCTGAAGCAGCTTGAGCTTGTTGCTGATCTGCTTGTTGTTTAGCTACTCTTCTAAATTTTAATAATTGATTAGCTAATTTTACATTTTTTACTTCTCTAATATCAATAGCATCTTCTAAATGAATACTATCTTTAGAAAGTGCAACTTGAATGTTATTTTCTAATAATTGTTTTTCATTTTCATCAGGCTCTAATTCTAAGAAAATACCAAAATCATGAAGATTAAGATTTCTTAATTCTTCTAATGAGCCTACAGAGAATTGGCCTATAGAATCTATAAACATTTCTTTAGTAGGATGGTATTCTAATACATCTTTAAATCTTAATGATATAGCTTCTGCTAGACATGTAGTTATAAACATGCTAGATTGTAATATATGTCTTGTTGCAACATTACTATTTGCCGCTGCTAATTTTTGTACACCTACTAATGAATATTGATCTGGATCTGCAGCATCTCTCGCTTCATTTAAACCAGTAACATCCCGCATCATTTGAATATATTGGTTATAAGCACCAATTAAAACCTGAATTTGATTTCCACCACCACCAGGTAGTTCTTGAATTGGAATAGCCCCATTATTTCTTTCACCTTCCATTGTTAATGATCTACCTATAATAGATCCTGTTTGGAAGTACATATTTAATGCTTCTTGAGGATTATAGTTAGTACCATTACCTAAATCAATTTCAGCTAATCCATCAGCGTCTACATAAACACCTGAAGGCGTCATCCTTTGTATAGCTTGTTGAAGTTTTAAATGAGTTAATTGTATTAAATCCGCATAAGGCGTCATTTTAGAAACTAATGATGTAATATTTCCTTTGTATAATCTAGGAGCGCTAACAACATAGTTCATCATCACTTTATTTATATTAGATGATGGTCTAATCATATTAGTGGCTTTTTCCCACTTTAATAAACTATCGGTACCTAATACTAAACATCCTTCATATATTACTTCTCTAGTTTGTTTTACTTTTTCAAATCTAGTTCTTTTGTCTTTTGGTGGATTAAAGCTATCATCTTTAGCAATTGCTTTTTTAGCACCGGTGGGTATTTCTTTTATTTTATAGACATCGTGTTCCCATGTTTTCCAATTAAAATATAATACCGTTAATGTATTTTTAGCTGCTAGTTCACTATTATTATAAAGATTATATTGTGGATCATTATAATCATTCCAATTAGAACCTTTATTTACTAATTCTTCAATATCTTCATTACTTAAATCTGGAAATTGTTTTTTAAGTTCATTAACTTTTATTGTTTTAACTTCACCGAAATAATAACAGTCTTTAAAGTTAGGATCTTCAGTGAATGACCAAACTAAATTTGCGGGATCCACATATTCTACGACAACACCATCAGTGTTATTAAACCCATGTTTGGCGGCACCTATTCCTAAAGTGGTTAAATCATAATCTACACGTTTTTTTATTTCGTCGTATTTATTAGCTTTAAAAATATTATTAATAGCTTCTTCTTCAGCCATTTCAATACCTTGCTTATAATTAAGTTGCATATAAAGCTCTAATTCTTCAGTATTGGCTGGCAAATCATTAACAGCAAAATTTCTAGCAGATACACCTAATTTTTGCTCAATATCTAAAAGTAAACTAGCTGTATTTAAGTCTTGTTGAACATCATTAACAAATTTAGTTCTTTTTCCAGTTGAAATATTATCTTGACCTACAGCTTTAATAGAAAATAATCTATCTTGCATCCCATTAACAACAATATCTACAAATTTAGGTATTATTGGAACTGGTTTCCAATCTAAATTTAAGTAAGATAAGTCTCCATTGATTGCAAACTCATCTTTATATTTTCTAATTGATTGTTCTCCACGAGAATATAATCTAAGCCTATGGGCTTCTTGCCTAGAGTTATAAAACTTGCCTATTCCGTTGTTATCCTTATTGAACCATTCTTGTTCAATTGCTCTTCCTACTGATAAACCATAATCCTTGGTTTGCTTTACAGCATCGGAGACTGCTTGACTTGGAAATTGTGTAAGAACTTTTCCTTTTAATTTTGCCATATTTATTTTATTAACTCGCTTTGATAACCTTCATTTCGGTATTTTGAAAATCCAAAATCTAATTTTTTAACTGTTCTTTCAACATTTGGCCTATATAAATGTTTTCTACAAGCCATAATTGCTAATCCACTACTAATAGAAGCATCAAAAGATGTTCTACGAGATATATCGAACCTTGCCCAATCTTCTAATGTTCTTTGAAAGTACATATTACCATATTGTTCATTTTTTCTACCTACATATTCTTCAATATAAGATTCAATAGCAGAAGCATGAGCCTGCTTTATATCTTCAGAACTGTTAGGAATTCCCCCTAATTCTAATTCACTTTTTGAAAGAGCCCCTTTTAATTTGTCTGGGCGGTTCATAGAAAAACCTCTATAACCTCTTCTTTTTAAATGATATAATAATCGAGGTTTATTATTTTCTGCAAGCAATGGCATTCCGTAAAAAATTAATGCCATAAGCACATCTTCAAAAAATATTTCTGCTGTCTGTGGTCTTGCAATATATTCTAAAAAAAATTGTGTTGCAGGAACATCTGAAGCCATTGTAAAAGTGGTTAACCCGTGTAATGACCCATTTGAACCCCCACCTCCAACTGTTCCTGAAATATCATAAGGATCACATCCAAAAGCACCTAAACCATCATTTCCTGGATATTTAACACCATTTTTTTCAAATATACAATTCTGTAATTGAGTTGGTGGTAACCAAGAAACTTTAAATCTTCCATTTTGTGTAGGAACCCATATTACCTCTGTATCTTTTATACCATTTTTCCAAGAAAAAGATCCTCTAATAACCCTATTTTTAAAGCCCATTTCTTCATTATAATCTATTTGTTCGTAAATCTTAGTTAGATTAAATAAAGAATTAAGAGTTTCATCTCTAAAAGCATGTTTTTCAGATCTTGGAAATTGCCTATAATATTCATTTAATGCATCAGGATCTTTTTTTAATCCTTCAACCTCATTTTCCCAGTGATCAATGACTCCCGTAAAGATGAGTTCACCATCAATTCCCTCAACCGGTTCTGATGGAGTTTCGAATACAGGATACCCATACTTATCGATAAATCCCTCGAAGCCCCATTCCATAGGTAAGAACAAAGCATATAATCCACTTGTAGTCTGGCCATTACGGTTTCTATTTGTGACATCTGAATTATAATATAGTTTTTTAAAATGATCTCCTCCTTTGTCTAAAGCATTAGAGGTAGATCCCATCATACATTTCCCTACTATTTTGGATCCGAGACGGAGGCACGTTTTGGTGACCCTCCAGTTGTT